ACCAATCGTACATAAATAAATCAGGATTATTAGAATTCATAGGCCACACACCTGTTATATTACTTGTATTAGCTTTCTGCCATCTTTCATTTATAACTGATGTCCCATCTACATTGTCTCCAAAATTATCTTGAATTATTTGACCTTCTTGACTTTGTATAGGCGCTTCCCATGGACTACTTGTTAGTTGTGTAGGATATATAGTGTGTTTTATACCCATGCCATCTACCCAAGATAATTTAACATAATTAACATAATCTTGCGGTATTGTTAATGAAAGGCTATCTGGAACTGTTAATTCTTGAGATTTAATACTTTTTAACGTATCATAACTAAACTCTTGTAAACCACGTTTTGCATGAAATATTACATCAGTTCTATTAACTCTAGGTATCAGTTTATCTTGACCAACATAACCTACTATAAAGTTATTAACAATATCTTTTAAAGAAATATATTCATAACCACCGTAGTTGTTTTGTAAAGCCTCTTGTTTTAATTGTACTTTTACATATGTACCTATTGGTTGTTGTGCTCCTAATACTATAACATTGTTGTTCTTAGCACTTGATAAAGTAAATGCGGTTACAAAAGGAGCCCATTGATTAATACCATTAGGACTTGTGTAAATAAGAAAATTATTTAAAGGATAGTCAGGATCGTTAGGATTCCAACTGTTTACACTACCTAATACTAATGGAGTATTAAATGTAAAAGTATATGTAGCCGTAGCCACAGGAGTATATATAATCTGCGCGCCCGCGTAATATTGTACATTTTGTTCTTGGATTAATCCTCCATCTGGTCTAGGCATATCTTATATTTTTGAGTTTTGTTCTTTTAGTTGTGTTTCTTGTTGAGCTACTTGTATAATAGTAGGATCATTTATTATTACTCCTGCGTAAGCTAGTATTCTTGTAACAACATTTGTTTGTTCTGATGCTGCTAATTCAAAGTTAATAGAAGTTCCAGCTTGATATTCAAACTGACCTAAATTACCCACGCCATAACCCCATATAGGTGGTTCAGGTTTTTTAATATATGACATAGTTATATCTGCCGCTGTAACTATAGTTGTCGGATATACATAAAATTTATCGTTCTCATATAAGTATATAGGGAAAGAAGTTGTTGGTTGAGTTAAAGGGGAAAGTAATAATTGTGTTATTTCGTTTCTTTGTGAGTATTGATTTAATTCTGCGCTTTTATAAAATACAGAACCTACTCTGTATATGGTGTCTACTACCGCGTTACCATTATACGTAGTTGAACCTGGAGCTAGTGTGAAAGGATTGTTACCAGCTGTAGTTCCTGTTCTTTGAAAATACTGCAAATTTTGTTCTATATTCTCTACTCTATTTGCGTACTCTGTATCATTTTGTGCAACACGATACTGTTGATTCAAGTCTTCAAAATAACCTTCGAATATATTTAACTGCACCTGATCTGCAACCTTGTTAAATTCATCAGGTGTCATATATCCTCTTTGCTGTTGGTTAAGTATTAATAAGACTGTTTTATATACAGTGTTTACGTTTATTGCCATTGTAGTATATTTTTATAATAAAAGGCGGCGTTAACCGCCTTATATTAGTATTACATGTTAAGAGAGTTTTTTATCTATAGTTTTATAAACCTCTACACCTTCATCTGTTTTAAACCAAGCAGCTAATGCTGAATAAGGGTTTTCATCAAATGGAACAGTCATAAGTTTACGCTTATTAGAACCAAAAGTAAAACTTCTTTGATCTTGTGAAAGATGTATTATACCAGCTTCTGTAGCTTTAATACCAAAGTTTCTTAACATAACGTTTTCATCTTTTGCTAATTCAATGAATAATCTAGCATTTCTTTTAGCAAACAACAATATGTCTCTTTTTAACTCTTTAGATGATAGTTCTGTTACAGCATTACCAATTTCTACTCTTAGTATTGCTTCAATCTGTTCTATATCCATTTCTTTAGCAGCATTTAAAGCTAAAATTTCTAATTCTAAATCTACTAATTCATCTTGCGCTATTGCTTGAGGTTTTAGTTCTGCGTATCTTTTGTCCCTATCAGGGTGATATAAAGATAAAAGCTTTTGTAAAGCTTGTTGTTCTTTAGGAACAACTAAAGTACCATCTTTAAACATTATATGCTTTAATGTAACTTCTCCTTTTTGTTCATCTACAAACGGTGAAGACTGATTAGTTGCATATCTTAATGCTCTTTGTGTATTAGTTTCTGTATCAAAATATAGTAACGGATATTTTTCCGTGTGTCTAGATTTTAATGTAAACGTTAATGGTTCTTTATCTCCTCTTAAAAAATAAGTTCTATCTTTTATTTCCCAAGTGTCTTTGACCTTAGGCTCTTTTTCTTTTGTTTTTGACATAATATAATATAATTAAATAGTTAAAGGTATTGGGCGCCGAAGCGCCCTAACCTTATATAAAAATTAAGCTGTAAATAATACGAAGTTATTTCTAGCTTGAACACATAGACATCTTTCAGATAAGAAGTTAACCTCCATAGCATCAAGAGTAGAAGTTTGTGCTCC